CCTTTCTGTGCATCTATTTGAATAATAAAGATTTGTTACAATTACAAGCGCATCATGATAAAAAGACGCTCACACCGACCGACCTGGGAATAAGGGTCGGAGTGTGGACAGCCATAGCAAACAACTCGTATAAAATCGGTGAAACGATACACCTAAATATGGAAATTTATACAACTGCCACAATAGTCGCGAATAATGTGTACGACAATGTTTTTACGATACCGTCACAGTATCGACCGTTAAACGATACTGTTATAAATGTGACAGCGTCAGATGGGTCATATAAAAATCCGGTGGCCTGCACATCTATGGCAAGGACAAACGGAAATTTGTTTATCTGCATACCAAAAGCAACAAACAGTTATCTTTTTATCGATGCGGAGTGGAAAATTAAATAACGCTTATCACTTCCACGTTCCACGCGCGTAATAGGATAAATCAAAACTTGCTGTATTCCATACCGTAGCAGCAAGCAAATGGTATGAAAAGCTTGATTTGTAGTCATTTGCAGATCCGTACACCTTGCCCCATATCGCGCCGCCAGCTCCTATTGTGAGCACGACATTACATTTTGTTTTTGATGCAACCGGGAAGTTTAATGTAAATTGTCCGCTTGTGTAAATGCTACCGGCTTTTGTTCCGATCGCGCACGTAAATGGCGAATTGAACCACATTTCGAGAGTCCCGTCGCTCCATTTGCGATATTTACCGTTAGATTTACTACCTTCTTCAACGATGTAGTTTTTCATTTTTGTAAAATCAGATGATAACTCCGACAAATCTTTATTATTCAAATAGATGCACAGAAAGGAATGATATTTATGAAGCTTATTTTTAATGATGCAACCGAGATTATTGTTCAGCAGGTTGAATCCCACGGGGATTACCTGCGAATTCTGACGGTTGGAAATACTCCGGAACAGTTAAAGGTGCTGTTTACTGATCAAAGCCGGACAGCCCACATGATTGTGCAGGAGCGTGGCCAAACGATTGCGACCTACAAAGGTTATACGGCATACGATCATGCAGAAATCTACACAGGACAGATCTATGGAGTGGTGTTATACAAGGAGGGGACAACGACCGAGGAACGTCTCACCAATGTCGAGGATGCTGTTAACCAGACAAACACAGATCTGCAAATGGCAATCGCGGAGTTGACAACAGTGATCGCTACGCTTGCGACTTCAGCAGCGGGGACGCCGCAAGATATAGAGGGAGGTGAAGCAGATGTTTAATGAAAACAGCGTTATTGTAAAAACGTGGGTAAGCCTTGTCCTCGCCGGTACATATACCAGGGAGCAGGTCCCAGGTTTAAGCAATCTTCAGGATGTGGTGTATCAAGTGCTTGATGGAACGAAAGGAGAATAATCATGACATTTACAAAAAACAGTATTTTAGTAAAAACTTGGGTAAGTTTAGTGGTTTCCGGAGTATTTACATTCGATCAGGTTCCAAACCTGTTTAATCTCCGGTCGGTAGTGATCGAGATTACAAACGACCTGGCAGGAGAGTGAGAAAGGCGGTGGTATAAATGTATCATAAGAGACATGACCACATAGAAATCAGAGCAAGACCGTAACAGGTCTTATTTTTATGCACTAAACAGACAAGAAAGGAAAGTGAGGTAAGGAATATGAAATATGCGGAAGCGATTATTGATGGGTATAATGCGATTGTAGGAGCGGTCGTGGCGGTGTTGTCCTACATATTAGGAGAGCACTGGATTTTATTCGCAGCTTTTTTGTTGCTTAATGTAGCAGATTGGATAACCGGATGGATGAAGAGCAAGATGGCCAACAAAGAAAATTCTGTCAGAGGTTGGAAAGGCGTCCTTAAAAAGCTGGGGTACTGGCTTATGATTATGGTTGCGTTTGGAGCATCGGCAATTTTCATCGAGATTGGGAAGGCAATCGGTGTAGATTTAGGAATCACTACACTGCTCGGTTGGTTTGTTCTGGCCAGCTTGCTTATAAACGAGATTCGCTCGATTTTGGAAAATTTCGTAGAAGCTGGATTTAACGTGCCGATTATATTGATTAAAGGGCTAGAGGTTGCAGACAAGGTTGTAAATAAAGATGGAGATTCAGAGGGCGAGTGATCGTCCTCTTTTGTGTCGGCATAAATGCCACAAGAAAGGAGAAGAACATGAGTATTTGTAGAGGAGTAGCAGGACTTAGAGGCGGAAATCTGAGAGGAATTTTTATTCACAACGATGCAGGATCACAAAATGCAAATGCAGCGTTTTACAGAAAATGGCTGCAAACACATCCGTTAGAAAATGGATTTGCTCACGCTTATGTAGCTAGTGACGGGATCTTGTATGCGGAAGATGATGCCTACGCAGCATGGCACTGCGGGCAGACAGACGGAAACCGGAACTATTATTCGATCGAGGTCTGTCAGAGTACGGGGGATTTGGAAATCTTTAAGAAAAATGAAGAGAATGCGTTGAAGTTGGCGGCGCAGAAGTGTAAGCAGTACGGTATCGTTCCAAACACGAATACAATCCGGCTGCACAAGGAGGTATTCGCGACAGCGTGCCCGCACAGATCCGTAGAGATTCACGGAGGGGATTCTGGCTGTAAGACATACTTTATTAATAAAATCCGTGAGTATATGGGAATGGACAAGCTGCCAGATGTTCCGGTTGCCGGTGGAGGCGGAAGCAGTGCAGCATCTAGCGATCCCGGCATTGTGTTTACTTATGGTGTTATGCTTACAGATGGATCGATCCTGCCCTTTGTGAATAACCTGTCTGATTTTGCAGGACTTCCGGGTCGTACAATCGCCGGTATCGCGATAAAGGTTAATAAAGGTACTGTAAAATACCGCGTGCATGTAAAGGGCAAAGGATGGTTACCTTATGTAACCGGATGTAACTGGTCTGATGCAAACAACGGCTATGCAGGATATCCGGGAGCTGTGATCGATGCCGTAGAGGTATATTATGATACTCCGGCGGACATTGTTGCAAAACACGGTTATCAAAAAGCGCAGTATAGAGTTGCTCCGATCGGCGGCGGCTACTATCCTTGGCAGTTCGATAACGAAGTGGGAAAGGGTCAGGACGGATATGCCGGATGTTTCGGCATTGCGTTTGATAAATTTCAGCTGTACTAAAAAAATACCCCGGAGTATCAGCTCCGGGGAAAAATATTGTATCATCTTCATACATTATATAAAGAAGTAACAGTTGTAGGTTTTTACGTTAAGGATACCTTATAGAGATATAAAATGATTTGTATGTTGTTACGAAAAGGTTGACACAATGGGGGTCGAAGGAACTTGGAGATAAAGGTTTGACACCGATCGAGATTCTTCGTTATTTTTACGGAGATGACATGTATATTAATATTGCGCCGGAAATATCAGGTATTCCATCTTCGTGGCCGGGATATGTATTGGAGATCGGGTCAAGCGGAGAAAAGGTGAGGCAGATACAGGAGCAGTTGAATGTAATTGCGGGAGCGTATCCTGCGATACCTAAAATTACGGCAGACGGTATTTACGGTTCAAAAACGGCGGAATCGGTCAGAAAATTTCAGGAAGTGTTTCAACTGCCGCAAACGGGGAAAGTCGACTACAGTACATGGTATAAAATATCCGAAATTTATGTCGGCGTATCCAGAATCGCAGAGTTGACGTAA